ATAGGGCACCCTGTGATATTACTATACCATTTGTTGAGCCTCCACTAACAGCTAGTGTTCCTGCAACGTCTCCATTACCTGATATATCAAGTGAACCTGCATCAAGCTCCCCAGAAATTGTTATATTTCTACCGCCTGTAATATCTATATTTGCATCTGTAATAATAGCTTTACTTGCAATGACCGTACCGTTTGTAATCCCATCTATAAGATTTATATCTGCTGCACTAGCTGTAACATTAGTACCACCTAGATCAAGTGTAGTCATAGAAACTTCACCTGCTACAGTTACAATACCATCAGCAAGAGTAATTAAGTCTGTATCATCAGTGTGCCCGATGGTAGTTCCGTTAATTAGAACATTGTCTATATCCAGTGATCCACCAGAAATTAGTCCTGTAGTTGTAATAGCAGATGAACCATTATCAATACTTCCAAAGCCAGAAGTAATACTACCGGAATCTAAAGCACCAGTAGCTGTTATATTAGTTGTACTAATACCATCAACGTATGCTTTGATTGACTGTTGTGATGCAATACCAGTAGCACTGTTACTTGCTAAGTTGTCTTCGTCAAGAAATGTTTTACCATCAAGGATATTTAATTCAGCGGCAGTAGAAGTTACAGCAGTAGACCCAAGTGTTAAATTTCCATCGGGTATAATAATACCCGCACCACCATTAAGGATAAGATCATCAGCAGAAGAATCCCAAGTTATATTAGCTGAAGCTGTATCGCCATACAGGATTACATCGTAACCTTGATCGTCAGCACCAACAGTAAGTGTAGCATCTAGCTGTACCGCACCGTCGATGTCTACTGCATCAAGATTAGTAGTACCATCTACATCAATGTCACCACTGATATCTAAGGAAGCCCCAGTAAGTACGCCAGCTACCGTTAGGGTAGAGGCCATATCCACAGCACCATCAATATCCACGACATCAAGGTTAGTTGTACCATCTACGTCTATATCACCAGAGATGTCTAGAGATGTTGCGGTAATATTTACAAAAGTTGGACTATCACCTGTCGCAACGCCTTGGTTTAAAGCCTTAACAGATGCAATGGCGGTTAGCTCACTGTCCATTAATGCGCCAGCGGCAGTTACGTTAGCTGTGTCCGTTACGTCAGCACTAGCTTCAATAGAATTTAACTTAGTGTGGTCAGCATCTGTAAAGACATTAGAGTCTGTAGCAGCTTCAACAGCAGCCCTAATCTCTGCATTAGTTTGGTCAGCAGTTGCACTAGCTTCAATAGAATTTAACTTAGTGTGGTCAGCATCCGTAAAAACATTACTGTCTGTAGCTGCTTCAACTGCTGAACGTATCTCAGCATTACTTTGGTCAGCAGTTGCACCTGCCTCTATAGCATCAAGCTTTGTGCCATCGGCAGCAACATCACGGCCATCAACGGTTCCACCAACTGTAATGTTTCCTGTAGCGCCTACTGTAGTAAATGAACCTGCCGCAGCACTAGATCCACCGATAACAGCACCATCAATAGTACCACCATTAATGTCTGCGGTATCAGCTACAAGGCTATCAATATTTGCAACACCACCTACGTAAAGGTTTCTCCACTCTTGATCAGAACTACCTAAGTCATAAGTGTCGTCGTCATCAGGTATAATGTTTGAATCAATATCAGCACCAAATACAACATTGTCAGTAGCCGCATCACCCATAGTGATTGTGCCACCGTTAAAAGTTGTAGTACCTGTAACAGTAAGATTACCACCAATGCCTAAGTTGCCGGAAATATCAGCATTGCCATTCATGTCTATAGTAGTAGCAGCAATTTGTATTTCTGTGTCAGCTACAATATCAAGTTGACCATCAACACTAGAATTAAGATAGATGCCAGTATCACGAAACTGTAGTTTTTCCGTAGACGCAATAAGTATGTCATCAGAAAACTCGAAGTAGTCTTCATCCTCCATCCATTTTAAAATACCATCGTTAGAACCACCATCAAACGTAAGAGTAACGTCAATAGTATTATCCCCCAACGTAATTCCAGGGGTAATCAAACCACCAATAGGCCCACCTTCTCCCGCTGTACCATCGTGGGAGTGTCCAGATGTAGCAGCAAAGGCAGCAACAAGTTGATCAAACTCTGTATTAAACAGGTCTGCTGTGATTGTATCACCGTCAGTGAATAGTGACTGTCTTGTGTATGTAGAACCCATCTAACGTCTTGCTCCTAATTGATATTCTAGCTGGAACCCTTTAAGGGAGTATGGCGCAGTTTCCCCGCCATCATTTACTCTTAAGACTATTGAAAAACCAGAACCCTCTACCGCCTGTCTTACAAGGGGCTGCGAAGGACCACCAAATATAAACTGGAATGCAGACTCTTGTGTACTGAATGAAGAAATTCCAAACACAGCTGCAACATCGGCAGTATCTAAGGGGTATGCTGCAGGTCTTGCAGAGCTAACGCTTTCGTTATCGTACCTTACTAGAAGATCAGCGTCAATAGCTGATTCAGGTTTGTAGTTAAGGATAACCCTTTGCATGTGCTTTCGTACACCAGTGTCCCCAAAGCTCATATCAGGACTTCTATACTTTCCAAGTATGGGAATACCATCAAAGGTATTGCCTATCTCTTGCCGATGTATGTAACCTTCAAAGTCTCCATGAAGGACAAAGGTATTACCTGTCTCAACAAAAGTATCTGTAGAAGCAGGTTTAATACCACGTATCTCTGAAAACTCAAAACCATTTTCTTTTAATACGCAGATAATACCTCTTGTTTGTGAGTTAGATTGCCCTGTTTTACTAAAAAATATTCTGTACTGTGTTTTATCTGCTATCACTACACTCTCAAACAAAGAACTATTTTTAATATTCTCATCAAAGATAGACTGCACATTTCTGCTAATTGTGCCCAGTTCAGTATCGCCAATCCTTGCAGTAGCAGCAACAGTACGTAATCCATCGGGACCAAGAAAAATTAAATCCCCACCAAATTCTTGAATCGTGTCCCCGTTAATACAACCAATGCTTCTTGTAACAGCTTGGACAGAAAAATCAGAGGAGGTATTTCCCGTAAGTTTAAATATCCGGTTTTCACAAAAGATAAAAAGAGAATCACGGAAAACTTTTATACCAGTGATTGTGTCATCTACTCGTATGCTTCCCGCAGGATCAGAAGCACCTGCAGAAAAGTTATCTTCATCGAAACCTGCACTAAAAACTAATTCTTCTGGTGTAGTACCTTTACCTGCATAAAACAATCTGTTTGCAAAAGATGCAACAAATTTAGAGCCAACGACAGCGGCGGTATTAACATCTGTCAAATTCATAGACGAGTCAATAATTAAAGGGGCATTAACCTCATCAACAAGTACAATCTTTTCTGTGCCATTAAAGTTAAATCTTTCAATACGATACTTACCTGCGTTAGTTCTGCCTGAATCTATTTGAGTCCAGTTTTCAGAGACTTGAGTACCGGAGAGGTGTTTTCTAGCATTAGTGCTGTCTACCTGCCGTGTTACTCCAGTAAGAGTAGGGGGATCAGATGCCGGATTAATACCTGTATAGGTGAAGCGTTCTACTTCTGTTTCAGAAATAGCTAACTCAACAGTGCCGCTACTAGAAAAACCAGAAACATTATCTACACCTATTGTACCTGAACCTGTCATGCTTGTGTTAGCTTCGATGACTGTACGTAGCTCAGCAGAAGCGGTTGACCATATTTTCTCACCCCTGGCTGCAATATACTTATCTACAAATTTAGCAATCATAAGTATTTTTTCACCAGAATTATTAGTCTGGGGTACAATCTGATTAATTAATTTTCTGTGCCCATTGATACGTCTGTATCCACCTTCAATATCAGGCTCAAAGTTTTCTAAAACTAGGGCTTCCCCAGGTTGCATAAGAAAAGTAGAACGGTTTTTAACTAAACCGCCCTCACAATTAAATGCTTGAGCCTGAGACTGAGAAATATCTGGCATTAAATAGCACCAGCTAAAGAGTTAAAAGAACCTCTTGGTCTTGATATAACAGTAGAACGAACATACTCAGACCTGTTAATTAATAAACTTTGCATATTTTTAATGCCCTGTTCAAATCTTTCAAAATTTAATTGATACTGTTGTAATTCTCCACGATACTGGTACACAAATGCTGTGGCTCCGTCTATGATTACAGGAGCAAATCTTTCGGGTATGGTCGTCGTGTCGCCATGTGCGGCTAGGTCAGAGGGAAATGTATAATAATCAAATAATAAAGTGTAGGTCTTGTCTGGATAAGGGTA